CGAGCCACTACCAGGAAACTTTAAAATATAATCTTTGCCCGCTAATAATTCTACATCTCGCGATGCGTCATAAGTGCCTTGGAAAATTAAAATGCTTCTACTGCCTGATAAGCTATTTCTAACAAAAACCACTTTTTCAGAGTCATTAGGGGTGAGCTGAACAAAAACTGTGCCTCCTAAATCTCCACCATCCTTAAACTCAATATACTTATTTCTACCATTTGATGATGTGCCGTTGGTAATAGGCAAATCATTAGGAGATCCTGAGCTACCTGTAGCAGCTAAAGTAATCTCTACTACTCCATTTGTGGCCTCATCTATTAAATCCATATTTGTATTCGACATAGTTCCCCATGTACCTGCTTTATCACCAGTTGCTGGTTTTTCTATGCCTATATTTGTTGTAAATGTACTAGCCATTGTTTTGTCCTATGCCACTTTCGTTTGTGAATCATCTATTTCAGTATAAGTTGTACCATCAGAGTTAGTTATTTCTGAATAAGTTACACTATCTCCAGTGCTAATGGCAATATAAGTAACACTTTGAGAGTTGTCTATATTAGTATATGTAATAGTTTGTGAATCATCTATATTTACATAAGTAACATTTTGAGCATCACTTATATCATTCCAACCTATTAAAACTCCTATTTGCCCAGTTCCAACTTGGCCCTCGGGCGACACAGACACCCCTGTTCCCTCTGTAACTGTGACAGAACCTACGGAACCTGAAGAACTTACTCCCGTAACATTTACTGTTTGATTAACGCTAATTGAAACAGAACCTACTGCTCCTGTTCCTGTTAGACCTGTTACACTTACATTAGCACCACCACTAACTGAAACTGTGCCTACCGCACCAGTGCCTGATAACCCAGTTACAGATACTGATACACCTGTACCTTCAGTAATAGTAACAGAGCCTACAGAGCCTGTAGCAGATAAACCTGTAACACTTACAGAAACACCTGCGCCTTCTGTAATGGTAACAGAACCTACGGAGCCTGTAGCAGATAAACCTGTTACGCTTACAGAGGTATCGGTTTGCCCATAAGGGCCACTATTCCAACCACCTCTACCGTAACCCGTTAAAATAGACACTTAATCTAAGCAATCCTTATTATGGCGTTAGAAGCATCAGCGGCAGGAAAACTAATAACAAAATCACCAGAACTTGAGGCTTTATCAGTGCTAAAATTTAAAACAATTACTGAAGTATCACCTGAGGTGTCTTCGTTAAATATTAATGCACCACGAGCTGTAATCGTGCTACTAGAAAAAGTTGTATCAGCAAAATCAGTAATTGCTGTGGTGCCATCTAAGCTAGGGTCAACTCTAGTCAGTGTATTGCCTTTAGCGGTATATCCAGTGCCACTCACTTCGTTACTTGTAGTATAAGCTGTAGTGCTTGCACCTAAACTAGCACTCGAAGTATATAAAGCTAATTTAAAGGTATCACCACCACTATTTAAAAAATTATGTTTGCCCTCTAGTAATTCTTTTTTAAAAGAGCTGCACATTGCAGATGTAATTGCCATATTAAATATCCTCTATGTTTTTTGCTATGTCTTTATGACCTTGTTGTTCTAAAATATATTTAATAGTAGATCGTTCGCTTTTTGCAACTTGTTGAAAATAGTCGGTCAACAAACTTTTTATACGGCCTTTGTAAGCAATAGCTTGTTCTCGTAAAGGCATTGGAGTATCAGATGAAATTTGTACAATTCTGTTAGTTGCTAATTCAGCCCATTCCTCTGCATTTAACCCTCTATTTTTTGACGTAGCAACGACAGGATCTCCAATACTAGATTCAACTTTGAGATTAAACATTAAGCAATAACCTCTTTCCTAAGTTTGTCATAACGATACTCATCTCTAGTATTTTTGCCTTCACCAAGATTTTTAAGATAAGCTAACGCTTCTTGATATCTTGCATTATAAATCTGAAACATATCTGCCTCACCTTTCATAAATGTATATGCCTCTACTAATGATGCATACAATAAAGCTAATTCAGCATTAGTACCTAACCAACTTGTGCCATCACTTGTAGCTGTTATCGAAGTAGGTCTGTGATAATAATGCAATTCGGCTGTTAAAGCAGAACTGGGAGTTGGTGCTACAATAAACGTGGTTTCATCAAAATCCGCATAGTATTGTGGTATGCCTGTCGTGCTTGGATTAGGCGTATAATCTTGTAAAAAAGTTGGGTGTTTACGTAATAAAAAAACATTTTC